TATGCAACCCAATCCCAAGATAAGAATAAGAATCCATTAGAATGGAAGACTAAAGTTAAATACATGCGTAAGGTATTTCCTAAGCATGCTAGACATATTCTTATGGATAGAAAAGTTAAAGTGATTTGGGATGCACTAGTAACTGCTCATAATGATGGATATAAGAATTTAGAATTATTTGTTGGCTCAGATAGAGTAACAGAATTTGACAAGTTAATTAATAAGTGGAATGGTATTAAAGCTAAACATGGTTTTTATGAATTTGCATCTATAAAAGTTATAAGTGCAGGTGAAAGAGACCCAGATGCTGATGGTGCAGATGGTATGTCAGCCTCTAAGATGAGAGATGCTGCATCTAAAAATGACCTTGCTGCATTTACTAGCGGTCTACCAAATAGATTTAAAGATGCCAAGGGACTTATGAATGCAGTCCGAGCTGGTATGGGTTTAAAAGAAGAGAAATCTTTTAGACAAGATATCAAATTAAGTCCAGTTTCAAAACTTCGTGAGAAGTATGCAGCTGGCAAATTATTTAATGTGAATGATGACGTAGTAACTAATGATGGACAAAAAGGTACAATCAATAAACTAGGGAGCAATCACGTTGAGGTGAAACTGAAAGGGGATGGAAGATTTAAAAACTTCTGGCTTTCAGATATTATTACTACATAGGAGAAAGATATGCCACTAGAAAGAGTAGGTTGGTTATCAACTGGAACAGCTGATGCCGGAGGTATTTTAAGTCCGACTGGAGAAAGATTGGTCGCGGCTGCATTAACTCAAGAAGAGCAAGATAAATTCAATGGTGTTAAGAAGAAACCAAAGAAGAAAAAAGTTGATGAAGCTAAATCATATTCCAATAGGTCCTCAAAGGATGACTTAGAAGAGTATGGAAGAACAGTTGGAATTGAATTGGATAAACGTAAAAGTAAAAAAACATTATTACAACAATTAAAAGCGTTCGTTAAAAAATAAACATAAATATATATTATGGAATTAAGTAAAAATAACTTCGAGTTATATGCTGCAAAGCATTACCAAAGAGATAAGTGGGCAACAACTGAGGATTTTAAAGAGGATATATCTAGATTTAAGTATATCAATCGCTTAATCAATAGATACTATCGGGATGATGATTTAAAAGAACGGTTAATATTAAATCATATTATTATATTGGGTAATGTTTTAGGACCTGATGTATGTGCAGAAATATTAATGTCTAAGACAGATGATACTTTGCAAAGTATTGTTAAAACCTTTTTGGTATATTTAAATTATTTACCAGAAGAAGATTATGTTGAGGTCCCATTAGACTCGACCGTTATAGATGTATTAAGGAAATTATAAATGGCAGAATATATTAAAGAAAGCGCAGTAGATTTATTTATTACATATAAATTTATTCGCTTACTTGTAACTAAATGGAGTGATACCGAGGCATTTGATGAAGGTGTGATTGATAACAAAGGCAAGTTATTAGTTAAAATAAAAGACCAGACAAATGCTCAAAAGAAAGTTTATACTGTCTTTCATAGATTAGTCTTTAATATAAAAAGAATTCTAGAAAAAATACCATTTGGTAGCTCAAGGATAAAATCATATGCCGCTGCGCTCTACCTATTAAAGGAAGAAACTGGTATGGAAGAAGAAGATATCTTAAAAGTACTAGAAGAATTAGGTTATGACACAACCATTGACCTTAATGAGGAACATAAAGAACTTCAAGAAGGTCAACACATACTAAATCATGATATTTTTGATTATACAAAAGGAAGTATTGTTAATTTAGATTCTATTGAGCCTGTAAATTATTTTGCAGGTGTCCCTATATATAAAACAAAAGAAAATATTCTTATATCTGTTAGTAACATACTGTAATACATAACTTAATTGGAGTGACATGACGTCTATTTTTGTGACAAAGCGGTCAGGCGAAACTGAACCGTTTAATATTAATAAAATCCACCGTGTACTTGACTGGGCTTGTAATGATTTAGTCGGCGTATCCGTTTCTGAAATTGAGATGCGTGCTAACGTTCAAGTATATGAGGCAATGGAATCTGTAAAGATTCATGACCTTCTTATCAAATCCTCAGCTGAATTAATAACTGAGGCAACACCTAACTATCAAACTGTAGCAGCAAGGCTTATTAATTATAAGCTTAAAAAATTAGTGTATGGTGATAAAGACCCTTGGCCTCTTATTGATATTATAAATCATAATATTGCAGCCGGTGTCTATGATTCAGATATATTAAATAAATATTCAGAAGCTGAAATAGATTATATAAACAATAATATAGTTAATCATTCTAGGGATGATGAATTCACTTATGCTGGTATGGAACAAATGAGGTCAAAGTATCTAGTTCAAAATAGAACAGATGGTACACTATATGAAACACCACAAGTATTATATATTATGATTGCTATGACATTGTTTGCTAAGTATAATGGTAGACGTATGAAGTTCATTAGAGAATTTTATAATGCTATAAGCCAGTTTTATATATCTCTACCAACCCCAATTATGGCAGGAGTAAGAACTCCAACAAGACAATTCTCATCATGTGTAGTCCTTGAGACAAATGATTCATTAGATTCAATCAATGCTACATCAACATCTATAGTTAAATACATTTCAAAGAAAGCTGGATTAGGTATTAATGCTGGTAAGATTAGAGCTGTTGGTAGTCATATTGGTGATGGGTCTGTTGTGCATACCGGACTTATACCATTCTTAAAATATTTCCAAAGTGCTGTTAAGAGTTGTAGTCAAGGTGGAGTACGAGGAGGAGCAGCAACTGTATATCTACCTGTATGGCATTATGAATTTGAAGACTTAGTTGTCCTTAAAAATAATAGAGGTACTGATGAAACACGAGTGCGTAATATGGATTATGCATTCCAATTTAATCAATTGATGTATGAAAGATTATTAGAGGGTGGTAAGATAACATTCTTCTCTCCAGCTGATGTCCCTGGATTATATGATGCATTCTTTGAAGACCAAGATAAATTTAAAGAATTATATGAGAAGTATGAGAGGTCATATAAGATTCGTAAGAAATCTCTACCAGCCCTTGAGGTATTTTCTCAATTTCTAACAGAGCGCAAAGAGACTGGTCGGATATATCTGCAAAATGTTGACCATGCAAATACACATGGTGCATTCATAGAAAAGCAAGCACCTATACACCAATCAAATCTTTGTTGTGAAATCGATTTACCAAGTCATGGATTAGAATCTTATGATGATACTAATAAAGGTGAGATATCTTTATGTACATTATCTGCAATTAACTGGGGATTAATAAATGACCCATCTCAATTTGAACATTACTGTGAGTTAGCCGTACGTTCTCTTGATGCTCTATTGGATTATCAGAACTATCCTATTATTGCAGCACAGCGGTCAACAATGAATAGGAGACCATTAGGAGTTGGTATAATTAATTTTGCATACTTCTTAGCTAAGAGAGGTCTTAAATATAATGATGATGCTCTTGAAACTGTTGACGAATATGCAGAAGCTTGGTCTTATTATCTCATTAAAGCTTCAGCTGATTTAGCAATAGAAAAGGATTGTTGTTATAAAAACCTAGAGACCAAATACGGACACGGAATCTTACCTATAGACACCTATAAAAAAGAGGTGGATGAATTGGTTAAGCCAAAACAGAGAATGCCGTGGAAGGCTTTGAGGACACAGCTTTTGAAAAAAGGTATTAGAAATTCTACTTTAATGGCTATCATGCCGGCTGAAACCTCAGCTCAGATTAGTAATAGTACAAATGGTATAGAACCACCAAGGGCTCTTGTATCTTATAAGCAATCTAAAGATGGAGTAATGGCTCAAGTAGTACCTAATATATTTCATTTGAAAAACAAATACGATTTGTTATGGGACCAAAATGGACCAGAAGGTTATCTTAAAATTATGGCGGTACTCCAAAAGTATGTTGACCAAGGAATATCTGTTAATACAAGTTATAATCCAGCTCAATATGAAGATAATAAAATACCAATGTCTATCATGTTAAAGGACTTAATTACCTTTTATAAATATGGAGGTAAACAATTATATTATTTTAATACAAATGACATGGCGGGCGATGAAGAAGATTGTGATTCATGCAAAATATAAATGAGAATACTAGGTATAAGTGAAGGTTCACATGATGCATGTTGGGCATTAATTGAGAATGGTAGAATATTAGAAGCACACCATGCAGAAAGACATTCACATAATAAAAATGAGAAATGGCTAAACCCTGATTTATTACCAGATGCTGATGTCATAGTAGGCCATCAATTTCTTGACAAAGTAAATGAACGCCGTAAATGGTCTTATCAAAAACCAATGGAAAGAAACATCGTTCCTGATGTTGAATATAATCACCATGAAACACACGCTTGGGCTGGCTGGGCCACATCACCATTTG